TTAGAAAGCGAACTAGCACAAGCGCCTCAGTCTTTGAAAGGTTCACTTGGGCCAGCAATAGAACAAATTGACGTTATTCTCAAAGATGCAACACAAAACAACGGCTTGCTGCCTTTGCAGGCAATTAGGAGTGTGAGAACAGCGTTAGGCAAAAGCATTGGCAAGCCTATACCTGGCGCAATTAGAGTAATGAAGCAGGGCGATGAGCGATTGCCAAGCATATACAAAGCTGTAACTGCCGACATAGGCGAGGCTGTTAGCAATGCTTCACCAGACGCAGCGCGTTTACTACGCAAGGCTGATGATTACACTCGTTTTACAGCAAAAGAAAATTTAGCCGTCATTGATAAAATTTCAAAACGTGGTTTGGATAGTCAGGTTTTTGATTTTGCTGTTTTTGGGTCTGCAAAAGGCGGTCAACGGATTCGTGATGTATTCAAGAATTTAAGCCGTGATGAACGTGACGCCGTAAGTTCGAGCGTAATATCACAGTTGGGTTATCGTGGTAACGCTTCAGAAGGCGCAGACTGGTCAGCAAGAACATTCCTTACAAATTGGCAAAGATTAGACAAAAACGCAAAGCAAGTGCTTTTTGGTGCGCCGCGATTTAGGGAAGTTGCAAAAGAACTGAATAGTTTATCACGGCTTGTGAAGATCACAGCAGAACGTGCCGCCGCTGATAACGTATCGCGCACAGCCAATGTTTTAACAACTGGCGGTCAAATAGTACCATTGCTTGCGGCAGGTGGTTTGGCGCTAGGTGGTCAGCCCGACATGGCTCAAACAGCGCTTGGTATTGGCGCAACCACAATACTTGCCCCACGTTATGCAGCAAAACTTATGACCAGCCCTAAGTTTTTGAGGTGGCTAAAATCCACTGCACAAGTCGCAAACAAAGGTGTCAATCCATTGTCAGTGCAATTGGGGCGATTGGCAATATTGCCAGGTAAAGATGGCGAACTCGGTGAGGCAGTCAATGCGTTTGTGTCAAATCTTCAGGCTAACATAGCAGGGCAATAAAACCGTGGCCCAGAAAAAGCTGCAAGTCGATAGCGAGTTTAACGAACTTGACTTAGACCATGATGGCATTGTCAGTGACAATGAGATGAAAGCGGCAGAGCTACAGCACGATCTGCGTAAACAACGCGCACAACGGCGCATGGCAACAGCCGCTTTGGTTGGCATGGGTGTGTTCACACTAGCAATGTTTTTCGTTGATATCGAGCGCGTCAATGCGCTCTCTGACATAAGCAATCTTATGTACATCAGCGGGGCTGGCATTGTCGGTGCTTACATGGGCAGCGCTGCAATTATGCACGGCAAAAAGTAGTGCGGTTTTTTGTTTATGGCAACCAAGCTAAGTGAAAACACCGAATTGGCAATGCCCATACGCAATTTGATTGCGTTGATTGCAGCAGCGACACTTGGCACATGGGCTTATTTCGGGGTGATCGAAAGGCTCAACAGCATAGAAAATGAACTTGTCCTCATACAAGCCGACTTGACCCAAAACACTCAGTTTAGGATTAAGTGGCCTCGCGGCGAGATGGGCAGTCTACCAGCAGATAATGAACAGTTCATGCTGATTGAACATTTGAGCGATCAACTCGCAAAACTGCAAGACCAAGCAGACCAGGGCAAGCTGCCGCACGATCAACAGCAGGCACTGACACTATCGTTTTTATCAAAGCGCATTAGCAACATTGAAGAGCAAATAGAAAAATTAAGGAATGAACAGCGTGGTAACTGAAACGATCACCTTAATTTTATACATGGGCGGCGCGGTTACTGAACATACAGCCTTTGAAAAAATTAGCAAATGCCTCAAGACTAAACGAAAAATTGAGCGCAACCTTTACAAGAAATCTACAGCCGTCAGATATGCTTGCGAAAACAAAACAGTTGTAATTGAGAAAAACGCAGACGGATCAAGCTACATTGTGAAAATCGTGCATTAATGTTTCAAGCGCTTGTTACGGTGTGCCTGATTGCTAATCCAGCATCATGTTTGATTTTAGAAAACCAAGGCTGGCATGACACGCAAGCCTCTTGCCAGGTCAGGGCGTTGGAAATGGCAGAGGATGTTCACAAGCATTTGCACCTTTACAAGCCAACCTTTTACCAGTGCCGAAAACTTAGGGCAGGGCAGCTTTCTAAATGAAAGAGACACTTTTCATCCTCGTTATCACGATGTGGGGCAATGACGGAAGCCAATGGCATTACATTGGCAATCAAATCGCCTTGCAACAAGAAATGACTGAAGAGCAATGCTTGTACCTGATTGATGAAGATATGTGGCAGGCCAGTTACGAAAATCAGTATTACCAAATGCGCGCGCATTGCTTTGACGCTAATTGTGCCGGTAAGGAAAAGTGTGACTGAAGAAAAGAAAAAGCCGGTTGAGGTTAATGTCGGGCAGAACAGCTTTGAACTTGTGCTTAGAATTTTAGGCAACGAGTTCGTTGCTATCAAGATCGGCTCAACAAACTTTAGCGGCAAGCTGATAGCTGGATCAATCTTGTTGCTGTTCTTTACATTTATAATGCTTGAGGTTTTTGGCCTGTCGAAAGTGCTGGGAGTTGAATGATGTTGCAAGCTTTGATCGGGCCTGTTAGTGGCCTAGTCGGTTCGTGGATGGAAAAGAAAACAGCGGAGCAAGCTGGCAAGTCTGCCGTTGCAAAAGCGAAAGCTGAAGCTGAAGCAAAAGTTATGGTGTCAGCCGCTACATCGACAGCCGATTGGGAAAAGCTGATGGCAAAAGGATCACAGCAATCACTCAAAGATGAGTGGCTCTGTTTACTTTTCTCAATTCCATTAATTTTAAGTTTTTGCGGTGAGGGTGGCAGAAAAATCGTTGAGGATGGTTTTGCCGCTTTGTCCACTATGCCTGACTGGTATAGCTACACGCTTGGTGTAATTGTCTCAAGCACCTTTGCCGTAAGGTCAGCCACTAAATTTTTCGGGAAAAAATAATGAAGTTATCAGCAAATTTTTCATTGGCCGAAATGACAAAGAGCCAGACAGCCATGAGGAAGGGCATTGACAACATTCCTGACCAAACAAGCATAGATAACATGATGAAGCTGTGTGAGGGCATCCTACAGCCAGTAAGGGATCATTATGGCATACCTTTCACTGTATCGTCTGGTTATCGTTGCGGCGAACTTTGCTTGGCGGTTGGCTCATCTTTAAAAAGCCAACACGCAAAGGGGCAGGCGGCAGATTTTGAGGTTCCAGGCATTAGTAATATGAAACTGGCAGAATGGATCAAAGAAAACCTTGAGTTCGATCAATTGATTTTAGAGTGCTACACAGGCGGCAACAGCGGCTGGGTGCATTGCAGCTATGTCCATGAGCCACGCAAAGAGGTGCTAACATATGACCGGGCAAACGGTTATCGGCATGGGCTGATCGGTGGCTAGGGCAAAGCCAGCCAAGGGCAAGGCGAAGGTCAAGATCACGGCCACAGGCAAGCGGGTCAGTTACGGCCAAGCTGGCAAGGCCAAGGGCGGTGGGCCGCGAGTGCGTCCTGGCACATCGAAGGGTGACAGCTATTGCGCTAGAAGCGCAGGGCAGATGAAGAAAAACCCCGCAGCCGCACGCAATCCAAATAGCCCTTTGAGGCTGTCCCGCAAGCGCTGGAAATGCGCTGGCAAAAAATCACGGAGATAATAATGCGTAAAGCAAAGCCTTTAACGGCACGGCAGCAGGCCGCGCTGAAGCGCCATAGCGCCCACCACACGGCCAAGCACATGACAGAGATGCGTCGGTCAATGCGGGGCGGCAAGACATTCACAGAAGCGCATAGGCTGGCTATGCGTAAAGTAGGAAGGTAGGAAACAATGCCTGGAATGAAATATAAAACACCAATGAAGAAAAAGAAAAAGCCAATGAAGGTTGCCGCAAAGAAAAAAATGGGTGGCCGCATGGGTGGCCGTAGCTTGCGGAGAGTATAACCGTGGCTGCTAAAAAGAAGCCATCTGGCCCCAAGCCAACTAACCCCAAACTATATGCAACGGTCAAGGCGGCAGCGAAGCGCAAGTTTGATGTTTTTCCGTCAGCTTACGCTTCAGCCTGGCTTGTTCGCGAGTACAAAAAGCGTGGCGGTAAATACTCTGGAAAGAAACCGAACTGACAAAGTGGTTCAAAGAGGACTGGGTTGATATTGGTGCGCCGAAGAAGGGTGGCGGCTTTGAGAAATGTGGGCGCGGCTCGACTAACAAAGGCAGTCGAAAATATCCAAAATGCGTGCCAGCGGCAAAGGCTGGGCGCATGACCAAAGCACAACGCGCCTCTGCTGTTCGCAGGAAGCGATCCAAGCCGCAAGGGGTAGGCGGCAAGCCCACTAACGTAGCCACGTTTGCAAAGCGTAAGCGAAGGGCATAAGCCTGTTATAGTTTGTTATAGGTTTGTGGCTACCAACGGTGACCAACACACCCCAAAATATCCCAGAAAGGCGTAATATTTACCCCTAAAAACCATAAAAATCGTGCCTGTCACGCCGGAGGCCGCGGGTTCGAGTCCCGTCACTCCCGCCACCTTTTCTTAAATAATATCAGTAATTTATAAGCCCTCGGCCTTGATTGGCCGGGGGCTTTTTTGGTGTTTGTTATAGTTTTGTTATAGTTTTTGTTGCATATCTTGACGCAATCCGTCATAATTGATTCGTAATATGATAAGAAAGGTCAGGAAAAATGAAAGATTTATCAGTAAAGTTTTGGGCAAAGCGCGGTCATTTTGTAATTAACGCTGCAAGAATTGGACTAACCGTAAACCACGGTAATTTTGCGACAGAAAAAGAAGCTGAAGCAGAGGCAGAATTATTGAAAGCAAAATTTCTTGCTGGCGCAATAGTGCAGCCGTCAGTAGTTACAAAATGTCGTGATGCTAGTAACAATTTTTTAGCTTGCCAAATGCGCCGTGTAGAAGATGACGAAATCAGCCTTGCACATTACAAAGACTTAAAGCGCGGTATGGATTTTGTGTTAGCAATTGTGATTGATGGTCGAGCATTTGCGAAACACGCGCTTGATAAATTAGTTGTCAAAGCAAACAAAGATGAATTAGCGGCAGCTTTCAAACGTGAGATAAAAGCTAAATCTAACAGTAAATCAACTGCTGAAAAACGCATCAAGGTCTTAAAAGCGTTTTTTAATTTTTGCCAAGGTAAGGGTTGGGTTGATTTGAACCCACTTGATAAAGTGTCTTTTGGCTTATCTACGGAAATTGCAGATAGAGCGCCAAAGATACAGCCAGAGAGTGTGCAAAAATTAGTGGCAAAAGGTTTGGTTGGTGAATCGTTAATTAGTCGCGCGATGGTTTTGACAGCGTTATCAACAGGGGTGCGACAGGGCGAACTGCGTGCGTTGCCGTGGTCTTGCATTAATTTTGAAGAAAGCACTTTGCGCGTACAACAGGCGGTAAAAACAGAAACAAGCAAAATTGGCGATCCAAAAACTAAACGTGGTTTTCGCACCATACCTGTGCCAAGCAAAACAATGCAGTCATTGCGTGAATTGAAAATGCAAAGTCGTTTCAGTGGTGACAATGATTTAGTATTTGCGACAGGGGCAGGGTTGCCAAAGCAGAAAAAAACATTGCGTGAGTTAATTGAACGTGCCAGCAATCGTGCAGGGATTGCGCGGATGGTATGGGGTGATATGCGCCACTTTTTTGCTAGTGTGCAATTGTCAGCTTTAGGGGAGGACTGGGCAGAAGTTGCTGCGTTGATGGGCCATAGCAATCCATCATTTACTTATCGCCAATATGGGCATTTTTCTAAAAATGAAGCAAAGCAAGAAAAAGCGCGTACAGCAGCAGCAAAGGCCATTTATGGGTAAAAAGGGCGCTCATAGCGCCCCTTTCACCCTCTCCCATAGTTGTTGATACCACGGTCTGGCTTTCGCTTTTCTGCCAGCCCAAAACGCCTTCATTCGCTTTGACTGCGCGGCTCTCGCCTTTTTACTCCACGGTTTTCTCTGTCTCATCTGATCCCCCTAGTTTTAAGATTTGACAACGCGGTATGAAATATCGTTGCCCATCAGCAATTGCCTGAACGTGGCCTCTTTTAATCCATCGCCGCAATCGCTTACGGCTGGCCTCTGTGTAGCCCTCACCAAATATGGCATCACAAGCTTCTTTCACTGTGTATAGCTGCTGTTTAGCCATCTTTGGCCTCACTGTAGCCAATTGGCGGCGGTGGGGGCGGCACAGGGTCAAGGTCTGGCTCCATGCTTACAGCCGGTATTGGCGCTGGCCCCGGTGGGGGCGCGTCTTGCGTCTTAGGCTTGTTAAGCCATAACCGGCTGCGACAGATTCGGTAATACTCATTGGCAACCCTCACTTGTAATTCGAGACCAGGCTGCTTTTTCCAATCATCCTTGTTGGCCTCATAATAGTGATTCAACCGCGCACGCAAGTCGGCATCATCAATGTTAAACCAGAATGAAATCTCAAGTGTTTCGTCTAATGATAAAGGGCGCTCAATCTTGCTTTGCGACGCAGTGTACTCTGGTGTTTTAGGCATTTTTCAGTTCTTCCTCTCTTGCTTTCCAAAAATTGTATATTCGGTTGTAGCTTGCCTGATCCTCGCTATAAATTTGGTTGAACAGTTTGTTCTGTTCATGCACCCAAGCGTTCAGGCTGGTTACTGTTGTGAAGGTTTGCAGCTTGTTTATCAGCGCATCCAGATCATATGACTTGCCTGGTGCAGCTTCAGCTTGTTTTGGCACCTCTAGTTCAACAGGCGCGATAAAATCAGGGTCATCTTTTTCCCCGGTCTTTATAAGAAACAAGCCACGCAAATATTGTTTGAGCGCATATGATTGGGCGCTGCCGCTTGTTTGTGCGCCTGTTATGGGCAGTGAGACAACCGTTTGTACTGGCTTAGTTTCCTCACCAGATTCATGGCACATCACAACCTCATAGGTGTATGTAGCCCACTGCTTGCTGTTGTTGCCTGCGAATGGCTCATAACTGATTACACTTATTTCCGGATGCAGGCCGTTTGCAGCACAAGCATCTCTACACCCGCCTAAAAAGCCATCAATAGATGCAAAGTTGTAGTTTCCATGCTGGTTTTTATCATCTTTGCCAACGGTCTGGACTGCTGCCATTGTCTTAGCGATAGCAGCGTTAACCTTGGCGCGTTCGATTATGTCACTCATTAAAATGCCACCATTTTGTCGTTCATGCCGACTGTTACATCAGCCTTTGTCGATGATTTATTTAATTTAAAATTATGATAAGCGCGGCTCAACATGATGCTGTAATGGTGTGCGCGTAACTCAAACGCCCTGTCCATTCTCATGCGGTTCACGTTCTCCAATAAAAAAGGAACTGGCGCACGCGCCTTTGTGCCAATTCCTTTGCACATGTGATCGAAAAATGTGGTAATTTGCGCTCTTTGACCTTTTTGCACTGCGACATAAAAAAACGCGCCAATAACGCCAACTTTCCATTTTGTAGTTGCGTAAAGTTTTTTGCCAACGGCAACCGCTTCTTTTAGCAACTCATGGTCAATTTCACTGTTGTATTTTTCTTTTAACCAATCATTTGAAACACCATTAGTTGATGTTCTTGATTGCCCATTCTCATAAGCGATAATCATTTTTATTATTGTCGAAGCGTTTTTTGAGTTAGGCACACCCATCATTGCCAATGTGTCAGAGCCATTTCGTTTTTTGCCAATATCAATGTGCTGAAATGTCTCTGGATCAATCCCAAAAATTAAATGAGTTTCAAAAGAGGTGTTAGCCCTTACGCACGCTTCCAAACGGTGTTGGCCGTCTTTCAGTAACCCATCAGTACCAAATTTAATTGTTTCACCATTAACTGACCAGTTTCTAGCCACCATATCTTTTGAATAATCAATTACTTTAGTGGGGCTAACTGGCCTGTTCTTTTTGTTCGTAACGCTCAAAGCTAATTTTGCAACATCAGGTTGTATTTCTACAACCACACTACCATTTGGCGGTGATGCAATATGGTTTCTTAAAGTTGCTTCATTTAATTTTTTAATCTTTTTAGCTAGCATGATTTTCTCCCTCAATCTTGCGTGTTTCAAATACCTGTTTGTCAGGGTTTTCCTTATTCCATTTGCGTGCATAAAAAACCTTGTGATGGTTGCCTATTTTTAGTTTTTTACCGTCAGCGGTTTCATCTTCCATTCTCAAGCTGGTTTCCCATCTAATGCGCTCAATGATCAATCCTGACCCAACGCGGCGCAGGCCACGGCTGATTGCCTCGTTTGTAAACTGACACCACAACCGCCAAACCTCTGGGTTTTCCTTATGAAACTGATTGAACCGCACCTCATGCACATTTACTGGTGCTTCAAACGCCTGAAACATTGTCTGCTGCACCATGATCACATTCCCGGTGTCATGGCAAAGACGAAAACAATTGACCACCAGATGCCGATCAATGCGGCATACGAAACACCGATATACCAAAACAGTTTGAGGACAACCGTAGCAATGCGGTAGCGCCGCCTGGTTGCATGGCTGGCCTGGTCAATATGCAGTTTCAGATACTTGTTCATTTGAACCCCCATAGCTTTTTGGCTTCATTAAGAACGGCTGGGCTGTAGTCCCATGCCCACATATGTTTGAAATCTGGCTCAATAAGGCGCAGCATCGACTCAACCGAATCAGTGCTTTTGAGTAAGTTTTCGCGGATGGCGCATTTTGCGGTGATGTAATTTAGCGCTGATTGCAAGCCAGCTTGTGACAGCGTTTCGCAGTTGTCAGAATTGAACACCACATAGTCGTTTGCCCTGGCATAAACAATTGTTTGCATGAGGCCAGTGCCAGCCCAATAACCAGCAACTTGCATGACATGGTTCCAGTCAGGCTTTGAGGGTAGGGGTGCGCTACGCTTACCAGATTTGGTGTTAGTTGCGCTTGACCATTTTGTTTTTAACTCAATGCGCTTTGAGTAGTCAGGGAAACCAGAGTAGGGCAGTTCCAAGCCACTGAGGTTTACATAAATCTCGCTCTCACCCTCGATGCGGTTTAAACCAGCAAGGCGGTGCGCTTCCTCAACACCGTCAATGGCATTACGCAGAACATCAGCAAACTCATCGCGGTTAACTGCCAGCTTGCGCTCATCCTTGCCATCATCCCATGTACGCGGCTTGTACTGATCCAACAGGCTCATACCGTGGCGCAAGGCAGCATCAAAGCTATGGCCCTCAAGCAAAACTAAATCAGAACAAGTTTGTGTTATCCTGCCACTGGTCATGTTTGCGTTTTGGTTTTCGTAGAATTTTACGACGCGCCATGCAGCATCAACATCGCCATTCGTCTCACCTTTAATCACTTTCCATGCCTTGTTGATAGCAACGCGCATCACGCACTTGTCATAGAGGGTTACGCAAATAGGTTTAGATGGGTTGCTATGATGGAAGTAACCCTTATCAAACGCCCATGATTTTTCGAAAGGTGCAGACATAAAAAACCTTATGTAAAATTATCTTTCACATAAGGCGTAACATCGAATGACGTATTACGTCAAGCTACTTATCCAATATTATTTTTAAATCTCGCAAGTCGGGTCTTAGGATCATTGATAAAACCGGGGTTGCCCAGACAAGCTTTTGCCCACGCAATGTCTCGTTACGATCCCCGTTATGAATTGTGTAAACCCCACCAGGTTCTGGATACAATATGCCAGCCGCTAACCGCGTTTTTTTGCCGTGGCAACCACACTCATATGGTTCTGAAGTAAGCGCATAGCACTCAAAACCTTTAGCATCATTATGAACGTAATTGTTTTTGATTGGGTCAAGTAAGACAGACTCTAAACCATTTTTTAAATAGCCCCAGATACCATCGTATTCGTCGTCCATTGACCAATGGATGATGCCTGTTTCTGCTGGTCGATAAGTGTGGCTGTAAACATGACCGTAATTTTTCTTGCCAACATTTCGGTCAATTTCGCCCTCACCATTAACATGGCACCAGCCTACGATTGGCATTGGTTGGGCCTCAAACATAATATCATATGGGGAGCAATTTAAAACACGCGCATATTCTTCCGCGTGATCAAGGGTCATCTTGATATTACCCGATATGTGACGTGACACGGTTTCGGGCGTATGCCCAACAAGAGCGCCAACATCCTTTTTTGAAAGGCCGCTACGAACGATCATTGCATTTAAATTATTTGCCATACGCATAATATTACTACCTTGTCGGTTTACGTTAAAGACAGAATATTGTGATAAATGATTTTACATATCACGTCAAGCTGTGATACGAACCAAGTATGAACATCAACATATTCCGTGAGAAAAAAAATTGGTCGTATTCGGAGTTGGCACGCCAGGTCGGGGCTTCACATGCGACAGTCGTAAGGCGCTGGTGTCTGCCGTTGGGGCATGATGAGCGCTTAATTCCAGCACCAAAATACATGGATCGGATCGTTAAGCTGTCTGAAGGCCAGGTTATGCCTAACGATTTTTATGCGTTAGATGACTGAGGATGAACTACAGGGCCATGTAGTCCAGTGGTTAGATGCCTCGCTGCCGATGGGGTCTGTTGTCCATCACAGCCCAAATGAGGGGCGCAGGCACGTTGCTTACAAGGTGCGCTTGAAAAAGCTGGGCATGGCGGCTGGCTGGCCTGATCTGGAAATCTTTGTGCCTGATAGTGGCTGGAATTATCTGAGCGACAAAGGCCCGATAATGATTGAACTGAAGCGCCCAGGAGGCGGCAGTTTGTCAGCCAATCAAAAAGATATTCAGGAACGATTGCGCTGTTGCGGTGTGTATTGCGTCACGGCAAAGCGCTTAAGCCATGTAGAGGCATATTTAAATCCGTTGCTCAAGCTTCGGCAAACCGGGCAGGCGAACTTATTGCGCCAGTTATGTGAGGCGCAAGGTGGGTGAGCCGATGAGCCATGTAGATTTATGCAGTGGCATTGGCGGTTTTGCTCTTGGCTTTGAATGGGCTGGCTTATCCAAGCCTGTCCTGTTTTGCGACATAGAGCCGTGGAGTCGCAAGGTATTAGCAAAGCATTGGCCGCATGTGCCGATTGCCCATGATGTAAAGGAACTGGCCAATGACCCAGCAAGACTTGTTCCAGACTGCGATATCCTCACAGCAGGATACCCCTGCCAGCCCTTTAGTGTCGCCGGGAAGCAAAGAGGCGCGGAAGATGACCGTCATATCTGGCCGGAAATATTTAAGATTATTCAAGCAAAACGCCCCACTTGGATTGTTTGCGAAAATGTTTCTGGACACATCAGTTTGGGCCTCAACCAAGTGCTATCTGACTTGGAAGATAAGGCCGGTTACGCAGTCCAAACATTTTGTGTTGGAGCTGTGTCCGTCAATGCCCCGCACCGCCGACAGCGAATCTGGATTATTGCACACACCAACAGCCACGGCGAACCAGATGGCACCAAGCATGAACAGCGGATGGAAAGAGCCACCGTTGTGGGCGACACCAGTAGCAAGGGATTCAGGGAGCCACACAATAACAAAGGCGTTTCCAACTGGGTTCAACACGAATTTAGTCAGCCAAGTGACGCTTTGGCAACGCACCATGTGGCCGACACCGACAACGAGGGATCACAAGGGCGGTTATCAGGGCGGCAGGGTGCGGCATGGCAAGGTGAGCATGGACACGCTCGATGTAGCGGTACAGCACACAGACAATCAGCAAAAGACTGGTGGGCAGTTGAACCCTCAATGGGTCGAGTGGCTCATGGGATACCCGGAAGGGTGGACAGACTTAAAGGGCTAGGCAATGCCATCGTGCCGCAAATAGCCATGCAGATCGGGCTGACGATCAAGGCGGTGCGTGATGCCTGAATTGTTGCGCTTGTACCGCTGCGCGGCGGTTGGTTGGGAGACAGTGGCTGAGTGCGAGGCTTGCGCCGTCATGGGCGATTTAAGCGGGTGCTTTGAATGTGACGGCCGGGGCTGGCGGCAACTGACAGAGGATGAAGAGCATGAACTGTCCGAAATGCAAAGCTAAAAGCAAGGTGCGGTCTAGCCGCCCAAAAGGCCAGACAACAAGGCGGTTTCGTGAGTGCCTACGCTGCAAGCACAGATACAACACGGTTGAGATTTTAGAGGTTGTGGAAGTGGTAGAGAAGCCAGCGCCCAGCCAGAAGGGCAGGGCTAAAAAGCGTGTCCTGACACCTCGCGCCGCACCAGCGCCAAAGGACACTGACCGCACCTGGGGAAGGCTAGAGGCTGAAGAGCGCCTTAGTTTGAGAGATTTAGGGCTATGAACCAGCAGATCATGGACATGGCGCAGGCAGAGTTTAACCGCGCAGTGATGAACAATCTGGGCATCTACATGATTGCTGAAGCCTGGGGCATCAAGCCTCGCCAGGTAGTGCGGCATGGCAATGGCTATGGATTGCTAACAGAGGGCTTTGTGGTGGCTGAGATCGCCAAGCAGATAAGGGAGATGAAGGTTGGACAAGACACAATGGCCACAAATGTGCGCCAGTTGCGGCGCAAAGCACGAGAGAATGTGGGGGTCATGGGTAATACTGGGAAGCGGCAGGCTAGTGTGCGCTAATGATAAATGTTGGCGCGAACAGCGTAGCTTAGAGAAGCAGCTACGCGAAGCCGCTAAGAGAAGCAATTAGGGTAGCGGAAGCCAGCCATAACATTTTTATATATTTAATTTTTGAGAGAAGCAG